GCAGCTTCAGCGTAACCCCCCGGCAACGCCGCGATAGTTTTTCTGACAGCTTTCACGTACCACTCAGGCTGTTTTTCCACTTTCCAGTGATGATTACCCACGGCTTACCTCCTGTTCCTGTGGTTTAAACCCATTCTGGTTTTGGCTAGATTGAAAACGTGCCGGATAAAGAATCTGCATTTCGCTGATTTCACCCTTAAAAAAATTGGCCAGACGTTCTGCAAGATCGATAGATGGAACTTGTTCCAGTCTTTCAATACGACTCAGCGTCGCTGGATTGACCTGAACGCCAGCAGCAACATGCTGCAAAGTAAATCCGTGCGCCTTACGCACATTCCGTAATGGTGATTGCATATGACCTCCACATATTGCGTGATGAGCATATTATTTCACGCAAATATTTTGCGCAAGTTGATTTGCTTAACGCGCAATAAAGAAATGTAATAAACGCATGAACATAGGAAACCGAGTCAGACAACTTCGCCAAGCGAAGAACATGAAAATCGCCGATCTCGCTGAAGCAATAGGAGTGGATGCGGCGAATATCTCACGCCTGGAAACAGGTAAGCAGAAACAATTCACTGAACAAGCCCTGAGTAATATTGCCAGGAGCTTAGGTGTTGATATTGCAGATCTCTTTACCTCAGACGTCAAAAGTAATACTGTATGTAAAAACAGTATTAGTGAGGATGTTGCGCAGGTGAAGGATGTATTCCGTATTGAAATGCTGGATGTCAGTGCCAGTGCGGGAAATGGCCTTATCCAGGGCGGTGATGTCATTGATGTGATTCATGCCATTGAATACAGAACTGATAATGCTGTATCGATGTTTGGCGGACGGCCAGCCAATCACATTAAAGTTATCAACGTTCGTGGGGACAGTATGTGTCCAACCATTGAGCCAGGAGATCTCATCTTCGTTGATGTCAGTATCAATCAGTTTGATGGAGATGGTATCTATGTATTTGGTTTTGATGATAAAATTTATGTCAAACGACTGCAAATGATACCTGACAAACTACTGGTGATTTCTGATAACCAGATTTACCGTGAATGGGGAATTACCAGCGAAAATGAACACCGGTTTATGGTCTTTGGAAAGGTCTTAATCAGCCAGTCACAAACCCTTAAGCGACACAATTAACCCTTACCTCCTCATCAATTAGCCACCCAAAGGTGGCTTTTCATTACCCTTTAAATTGCATATCTCGCAACAAAAACACTTGCATAATGCGCAACTTCATTTTATCTTTCTTTCCAGACAAACAAACAAGGTACTAACAAAATTTGGTTGTAACACGGCGTATGGCACATGCGTCGTTAGCGGTCTGGGGACGTTAAAGGGGACAATCCACTCCTTGCTCGGGCAAACAAACCAGGTAGCCGGAATGTGCAAGTCAATGATGATGCTGATAAGACGCCTAACCAGCGTGGCGATTCGGTTTGACGCCTGGGAAGAGACCAGGGTGCAACGATGAGGGCATTTATGGAGCCGCGACAAAGTGTGGTGCCGTAACTGGCTAAGTGCTCTCAGCGTTGTGGTAATCCGCGAAATGGCGCGGCGGTAAGTATGGCGGGGTTACTCTTTCCCCGTTGAGGACACCGGATTGTCAGGTTGACCATACGCCTGAGTGACAACCCCACCACAACAGCCACTGCTTTGGCGGTACCAGTTTGTACCCTTGCTTCCGGCTGGTACCGCTCTTTTTACAAAACAGAGAAGAGCATCACCGGACGACGGGCTCATAACCCAATCCATCCGGGCGGCAGTCACCGCAGGTGTTCTTCTCTGTTTTGTGGAGAAACTAACCGACCTTACAGGGTCGATATGATGAGGAGCAGCAAAATGGCTAGCGAACGCAGTACTGATGTGCAGGCATTTATCGGGGAGCTGGACGGCGGCGTATTTGAAACCAAAATCGGCGCAGTTCTCAGTGAAGTCGCTTCCGGTGTGATGAACACGAAAACCAAAGGTAAGGTCTCACTCAACCTGGAAATCGAACCATTTGATGAGAACCGTGTGAAAATCAAACACAAACTCTCATATGTTCGCCCGACTAACCGCGGGAAAATTTCCGAAGAAGACACCACCGAAACGCCGATGTATGTCAATCGCGGTGGTCGCCTGACTATTCTGCAGGAAGACCAGGGACAATTACTGACTCTTGCCGGTGAACCTGACGGAAAACTCCGCGCAGCAGGTCATTAATATCGTTCTTAATTAACTGATTATTTATCTCATCACTGAATATCTTTATATAGTGAGGACTTATTATGTCTCAGAACTTAGACGCAACCGCAATTAATCAAATCCATGCCCTTATTTCTGCTCAGGGTGTTAATGAAATTATCAGTAAGATTGGTGCCGATGCTGTGGCATTGCCTGAGAATTTCCGCATTCATGATCTGGAAAAATTTAATTTAAATCGCTTCCGTTTCCGTGGTGCGCTTTCCACTGCCAGCATCGATGACTTTACCCGTTATTCTAAAGATCTTGCAGATGAAGGCACCCGCTGCTTTATCGATGCTGATAATATGCGAGCCGTCAGTGTGCTTAACCTGGGTACTATTGATGAACCAGGTCACGCAGATAACACCGCCACTCTCAAACTGAAAAAGACAGCACCGTTCTCTGCCCTGTTGTCTGTTAACGGCGAGCGTAACTCCCAGAAGTCACTGGCAGAATGGATTGAAGACTGGGCCGACTACCTTGTGGGCTTTGATGCTAATGGTGACGCCATTCAGGCAACAAAAGCGGCTGCGGCGGTCCGTAAAATCACGATTGAAGCAAACCAGACCGCTGATTTTGAAGACAATGACTTCAGCGGCAAACGCTCTCTGATGGAGTCTGTCGAAGCGAAAACCAAAGACATTATGCCAGTAGCATTTGAGTTTAAATGCGTTCCGTTTGAAGGCCTGAAAGAACGTCCGTTTAAATTACGCCTCAGCATTATCACTGGTGATCGCCCTGTACTGGTTCTGCGCATTATTCAGCTGGAAGCAGTACAGGAAGAAATGGCTAACGAATTTCGTGATCTGCTTGTTGAAAAATTCAAAGACAGCAAAGTAGAAACCTTTATTGGTACTTTCACCGCCTGATTTCATTACTGCAAATGCCCCTGCGGGGGCATTTATGGAAACGTAATTAACTCAATAATCGCCTGATGGCGAGGGTTTTCTTTAACCAAAATTCAGCGCGGTGCAGCGCATATACGTGGAGAACAAAATGTCATTTATTAAAACTTTTTCCGGGAAGCATTTTTATTATGACAGGATAAATAAAGACGACATCGATATTAACGATATCGCGGTTTCCCTTTCAAATATCTGTCGCTTTGCCGGTCATCTTTCGCACTTCTACAGCGTCGCCCAACATGCGGTTCTTTGCAGCCAGTTGGTGCCGCAGGAATTTGCTTTTGAAGCGTTAATGCATGATGCAACAGAAGCGTATTGCCAGGACATTCCCGCACCACTGAAACGCCTTCTTCCTGACTATAAACAAATGGAAGAAAAAATAGACGCCGTAATCCGTGAGAAATACGGGTTACCCCCAGTTATGAGTACGCCCGTGAAATATGCCGATCTCATCATGCTGGCAACCGAACGCCGCGATCTCGGGCTTGATGATGGCTCTTTCTGGCCTGTACTGGAAGGTATCCCGGCAACAGAGATGTTCAACGTGATTCCACTGGCACCGGGCCATGCCTACGGGATGTTTATGGAACGCTTTAACGAGTTATCGGAGTTACGCAAATGCGCATGAATGTTTTCGAAATGGAAGGGTTTCTTCGTGGGAGATGTGTACCGCGAGATCTGAAAGTAAATGAAACAGATGCTGAATACCTGGTGCGTAAATTCGATGCGCTTGAAGCTAAATGTGCAGCACAGGAAAACAAAGTAATACCAGTGTCAACTGAACTGCCACCAGCAAATGAAAGTGTTTTGTTATTCGATGCTAACGGAGAAGGCTGGCTAATTGGCTGGCGTTCTCTCTGGTACACCTGGGGACAAAAAGAAACCGGAGAATGGCAGTGGACATTTCAGGTCGGGGACCTTGAAAACGTCAATATCACTCACTGGGCAGTAATGCCAAAAGCACCGGAGGCTGGAGCATAATGACCACTTTTACCGACAAAGAACTGATTAAAGAAATTAAAGAGCGTATCAGCAGCCTTGACGTGCGAGACGATATTGAGCGCCGTGCTTATGAAATCGCACTCCTATCTCTGGAAGTAGAACCAGATGAACGCGAATCTTATGAATTATTCATGGAAAAGCGTTTCGGTAACTTAGTAGATCGTCGGAGAGCAAAAAACGGCGATAACGAATACATGGCATGGGATATGACTCTCGGTTGGATCGTCTGGCAGCAACGAGCTGGTATCCATTTTTCAACAATGTCACAGCAAGAGGTGAAATAATGGAGCCATACAGCCTCACACTCGATGAGGCCTGTCATTTTCTCAAGATATCCAGACCGACTGCCATTAACTGGATACGCACAGGGCGTCTTCAGGCAACACGCAAAGATCCCACTAAGAATAAATCTCCTTACCTCACAACACGACAAGCCTGCATTGCGGCTCTTCAGTCTCCGCTGCATACTGTCCAGGTGAGCGCGGGTGATGGCATAACAGAGGAAAGAAAATGTCACTCTTCCGCAGAGGTGAAATATGGTACGCCAGTTTCACATTGCCGAACGGTAAAAGATTTAAACAGTCTCTTGGAACAAAGGACAAAAGGCAGGCGACAGAACTCCATGACAAGCTAAAGGCTGAAGCATGGCGGGTCAGCAAACTTGGTGAAATACCTGATATAACGTTCGAGGAAGCGTGTGTCAGGTGGCTTGAAGAGAAAGCACATAAAAAATCACTGGACGATGACAAAAGCCGGATCGGATTCTGGCTTCAACATTTCGCAGGAATGCAACTAAGAGACATTACTGAATCAAAAATTTATTCAGCAATGCAGAAAATGACGAACCGGCGTCATGAGGAAAACTGGAAACTCAGGGCAGAAGCATGCAGAAAAAAAGGGAAACCTGTTCCAGAATACACGCCAAAACCAGCGTCCGTTGCAACGAAGGCTACGCATCTTTCATTTATAAAGGCCCTACTAAGAGCCGCAGAGCGTGAATGGAAAATGCTGGATAAGGCACCAATTATTAAAGTGCCTCAACCAAAGAATAAACGGATCCGCTGGCTGGAGCCCCATGAAGCACAAAGGCTGATTGATGAATGTCCGGAGCCATTAAAGTCTGTTGTTGAATTTGCACTGGCAACAGGCTTAAGACGCTCGAACATCATCAACCTTGAATGGCAACAAATAGATATGCAGCGCCGGGTGGCATGGATAAACCCGGAAGAGAGTAAATCAAACCGCGCAATTGGCGTTGCGCTGAATGATACTGCATGTCGCGTTTTGAAAAAACAAATCGGGAATCATCACCGTTGGGTATTTGTGTACAAGGAAAGCTGTACCAAACCAGACGGAACGAAAGCGCCAACAGTAAGGAAGATGCGGTATGACGCAAACACAGCCTGGAAAGCGGCGCTGAGACGGGCTGGTATTGATGATTTCAGATTTCACGACTTGAGACACACCTGGGCAAGTTGGCTGGTTCAAGCCGGAGTCCCGTTGTCAGTGTTACAGGAAATGGGAGGCTGGGAGTCTATCGAAATGGTTCGTCGATATGCTCACCTTGCACCTAATCACCTTACCGAACACGCACGGCAAATAGACTCGATCCTGAACCCATCGGTCCCAAATTTGTCCCAGTCAAAAAATAAGGAAGGTACTAATGATGTGTAACTTATTGATTTTAATGGTGCCGATAATAGGAGTCGAACCTACGACCTTCGCATTACGAATGCGCTGCTCTACCAACTGA